GCACTGACGTGCTCCAGTGCGCCACCCGGCACCACTTACCGATCGAGCACGCCGGAGCACACCATGTTGGACCTTCCAAACATCGCGCACGACACCACCGTCGTAGGACTCGCGTCCGACGACGACTCGTGCACGGTCGAACTCCCGTTTAACTGGAAGCCGCGAACCTATCAGAAGGGGCTCTGGTCGGCCTTCGTCGACAAAGACATGAAGCGCGGCATCGCCATCTGGCACCGGCGCGCAGGCAAAGACGTCACCTGCTGGAACCTCATCATCTACAAGTCGCTCCAGCGCGTCGGCCTCTACTTCTACTGCTTCCCCACGTTCACGCAGGGACGCCGCATCATCTGGGACGGCATGGGCGCAGACGGTCGGCGCTACCTCGACTACATCCCGCCCGAACTCATCGCGTCGCTCAACCACACCGAAATGAAGATCACGCTCGTCACGGGCTCGATCATCCAAATCATCGGCGTTGAGCAAATCGACCGCCTCGTCGGAACCAACCCGCTCGGCATCGTCTTCTCCGAATACAGCATCCAGAACCCCATGGCGTGGGAGTTGTTCCGACCGATCCTCGCGGAGAACGGCGGGTGGGCGCTGTTCGAGTTCACGCCACGCGGACGCAACCACGGGTGGATGCTCTACGACTCCGCGCGCAAGAACCCCAACCGCTGGTTCTGCGAGGTCCTGACCGTCGACCATACCGTGCGCGACGACGGGTCGCCCGTCATCACGCCCGAAGCGATTCAGGAAGAACGCGACGCGGGCATGAGCGAGGAACTGATCCAGCAGGAGTTCTACTGCTCATTCGAGGCTGCCGTACAGGGCGCGTACTACAGCGAGCAACTGCGCGCAGCGTGGAAGGACGGCCGCGTCACGCGCATTCCGTTCGAGCCCATGCTCCCGACGTACACGTCGTGGGACTTGGGCATGGACGACGCCACCGGCATCTGGACGTTCCAGCCGCACGGCAACGAGATTCGTGTGCTGCGCTACTATCAGAACAGCGGCAAGGGCCTTCAGCACTACATCCACTACCTGAAGGAACTGCGTGAGGCTCAGGGCTTCCTCTGGGAGCGTCACTTCGCGCCGCACGACATCAAGGTGCGCGAACTCGGAACCGGCGTCTCGCGGCTGGAGACGGCGCGCAAGCTGGGGCTCAACTTCACGGTCGCCAAGCGCATGCCCATTTCGGACGGCATCGACGCGGTGAGGCGACTGTTCCCGAAGTTCTACTTTGACGAGGAAGGATGCGCGTCGGGACTCTCGGCGCTGGCGGAGTATACGAAGGAATGGGACAGCGACACGAAGACGTTCGAGGATCGGCCGAAGCACGACTGGACCTGCCACTCGGCGGACGCGATGAGGACGTTCGCGGTGGCGTGGAGGGAGAGGTACTCGGCACCGACGAAGCAGCCGACGGGGACGGTGCTGGCGCCGACGATGCTGGACTGAACCTCGCGCCCGACGCCTCGGTCCTGATCTGCTTCACGCGCACGCGCACGAACCCGGTCCCACGCGGGACGAGCCGGGCTCTCGACTTCTGGCACCGGTGGGCCGACCCGGAGTTCGCGCATTGCGTGACCTTCGTGAAGGACCCCCGCATGGACATCTGGGTCGAACTTCAGGTCTGGCACTCGGGCCTGATCGTCGGGGTGTGCACAACGGAGTTCCTCTCCGCCGGGGTGGGCTGGGCCGATCTCTCGGCCGCCTACTACGTGCAGTTCACCCACGACCTGCGCCCGTGGCGCCCCCAGCTTGGGCAGTCCTGCGTGACCATCGCCAAGGCCGCCTTGGGGGTCTGGGCGCCTCTGGTCTGGACACCGAGACAGCTTCGCGCTTTACTTGAGGCGCTGCCGGAGGCCGAGAGGATCGTATAAACGCCTCGCCCGCAGCGGAGGGATCGCCGTGGGTGGAGGAACGCCGAAGCCGAAGAAGACGCAGGCCGAGATGGTCGGGGAGTCCGCGCAGGCTGCGCAGCGCCTCCGCGACATTCGCCGCGAGGATCGCCGCAAGAACGCCGTGAGGACGAGGCAAGCCGGAAGGCTGGCCCTGCTCGGCGGTTCAGAGGGCCGTCGGACGGTCGGGGGCGGGATCGTCCCGCAGGCCGTCCCGGGAGGCGGCCCGCAGCCCGCTGCCGCGGGGTACTGAACATGGCCACCATTTCGGTCTTCGGACCGGACAGCCGCAAGATCCCCGCCCTCGGGGACAGCGCTGTCCTCGACCTTGCCCGGCGCTACCTCGCGGCCATGGACCGCACGCGTCGCTGGCACTCCATCATCCGCGACTGCTACGAGTTCTGCATCCCCAACCGCAACCCTCTCGACGGCTACGGCCCCGGGCGCGGTGACGGGCGCGAGGGTGAGCGCAAGAACCGCCGGGTTGTCGACGGCACCGCCGTCGAAGCGCTCCACGGCTTCGCGAACGAACTCCAGCACTCCCTCATCCCGCACGACTCGCCGTGGATCAAGATGGTCCCGGGCCGCGCGACGCAGGAGGAGTTCCTCGACGACGCCGCCGAAGAACTCGAATACTGGACCGACGTGGCGTTCGAGGACATCAACGACTCGAACTTCTCCATGGCCTCCCACGAGTCCCTGCTCGACGTCGGCATCGGCACCGGAGCGCTGCGTATCCTGCCCGGAGACGCGCAGCAGCGGCTCAGGTACGAAGCCATCCCCTTCCCTGACATCTGCGTCGAGGAAGGCCCGTACGGCTCCATCGAGAACGTCTACCGGCCCTACTGCCTGCGCGCGGACCTCGTCATGCGCCGCTGGCCGGACGCCGTTCCCGACGAGCAGCTTCGCTCCATGCTCCAGCAGCCCGACCCGAAGCCGTTCGTCGACATCGTCGAGTGCTGCGTGTGGGACACCACCTACCTCTGCTACCGCGACGTCGTCTTCAACGTGAAATCCGGCAAGGCGCTGTGGCAAGGCGCGAGCGAGGAAAGCCAGTTCGCCGTCTTCCGCTGGGCCGTGGCGCCCGGCGAGATTCACGGCCGCGGCGTCGCCATGAACGCGCTCCCGTTCATCGAGGCGCTGAACCGCGCGATGCACCTCACGGTGAGCATCAGCGAACTCGCGGTCGCCGGAATGTATATGGGCGTGGGCGACGGGGTGTTTAACCCGCACAACGTCGTCTTCAAGCCCGGAGCCATCTTCCCCGTGGAGGACGCCGACGCGGGCCTTCGCGCGGTCGAGCAGTCGCACGACTTCGCCATCAGCGAGCAGTTGATGGACACGTGGCGGCAGCAGATCAAGTCGATGATGTTCCAAGAGGAGGCGGCTCCCATCCTGAACGGAAGCCAGCCCAGCGCGACGGCCGCCATCCTGCGTTCGGAACGCCTCGTCCAGAAGATCGGCGCCGCGTTCGGCCGCCTGTACCGCGAGATGGTGCTTCCGATTTGGAAGAAGTCCGTCTTCCAGTTGCAGATGCAGGGCCGACTGCCGAAGGAACTCCGTCTAAACGGACACGAGGTCGGCGTCACCTACATCGGACCCCTCGCGCAGTCGTCGCGCATGGAGGAGATCAAGGCCGTGCAGTCGTCGATCGAGATGGTCGCCGGGCTGCTCGGACCGGAGATCGCCCACGCAGGCTTCGTGACGGAGGAGATCCCGCGCTTCATCGGCGAGGGCTTCGGTATGCCCGCACGCCTGATCCGCCCCGCATCGGACGTCGCGAAGGTCGTGAAGGCTGCCGGGCAGATGATGAACGGCGGCCAGCCGGGCGCCGACCCCAACGCGCAAGGCGCACCGCCGGGAGGCGGCTCGCCGGAGGAAATGATGGCTGCGATGGCCGGAGGTGGTGGACCGCAACCGGGCGGTGCGCCTCCGGCAGGACGGCCCCCGCTCTCGCTCGTGAGGTAAGCCATGCGCAAGCCGCGCGTGCGCCCGCCGATCGACACGCCGGAGCGCGACTCGCTCCGCAACGTCGACCCGAACTGGGCAATCTCCATTCAGGAGAGCTACAGGCCGGACCTGATACGTTCGTCTGCGCAGAAGCGCGCGCCGTATCGTCCGCGCACGTTTCAAATCTCGATGCGGCAGATCGCGGACTTCATCGCCCGCGAGTACCTCGACCGCACGACGGTGGAGACGTTCGCCTCGAACATCTACGTCGCGCGTTTAGACGCCGTGTTTGATGGTGTCGAGACGGACTTCCCGAACATCATCCCCATCACGCCTGACCTCTCGGACGGGAAGAAGTGCACCCTGCTCCAGCTTGGCGCCGGTCCGATCTACATGATGGACGACCCGCCGGACCCGGGCTTCTTCTCTCTGTACGGCGACGACCTGCGTTCGATCCGGTTCGGCGTTGCACCGCAGGCCACGGATGTCGTCGACATCATTTGCGGGCAGGTCACAACGGCGCTGCCGCCGCGCTACATCGTCCTGTCCGGCTACCTGCGCGCCCTCGACGCGGGCATCACGTTCAACGCGTGGACGATCCCCGACGGAGTGACCGGAACGATCGAGGTCGACGCCGCGGGATCACGCGGAAGCTGTGAGGATCAGGCGACGACGACCGACGCCGAGTTCCCGCTTGAACTCGACGGCGCCCCCATCGGCACGGTCACGTTCGCCGTCGGCAGCGACGTCCCGACGTTCACCGTCGCGTCGCCCATCACCGTCACGCCCGGGAGCGTCGTCACGATGACGAACCCGTACCCGGCCAATTCCACGCTCGCGGGCGTCAGCGTCTCGATCCGCGTCACGCTCGTTTAAAGGAGTCCATCATGTCGTGTGAGTTCATCGCAGGATTCGAGGAAGACGACCTCACCTCGGTCGGCCGTGAGTGGGTGCTCAACAGCGCCGCCGGTGCTGGCGCCATCACGATGCCGTACGAAGGACCGCGCGGTCGAAAGTGCATCAAGTTCGGCAACAGCAGCAACAGCAAGATCGTCCACTCGCTGTCGAACCTCGCGGCCACGGCGGCCACTGTCGGTTTCCGATTCAAGGTGAACGACATCGCCAACGGGTCCACGACAGGTGGCGCCTTTTGCAGGCTCTACGCCAACGACAACCGCGTCTCGTTCGAGCTTTCTCTCGAACTCAACAACGCCATCAAGGTCATCGACGACTCTGGGCACTCTTGGTACGGCGAGTCTCTGCTGCTCCCGAACACGTGGTACTACCTCGAAATGCTGGTTAAACGCCAGAACATCGACGGTGGCTCGATGGGTGTGTACCTCAACGGATCGACGACGCCGGACGGCCCGCTGTATGAAGGCGACACGATGTTCTACACGACGTCGTCGATGAGCCAAGTGCAGTTTCAGGGCATGGGCGGGCTCAACTGGTGGCTCGCCGACGTGTACGTTCTCAACTCGATTTCCAGCAAGTGGGGTGACACGAAGGTCACGGCCCGCATCCCCGACGGAGCGGGCACGTACTCTGGCCTGAGCGTGACGGCGGGGTCGACCTACAACTATCAGGCGGTGGACGACGGCACGACGGACGACGGAATCTCGTACGTGTACGGCCAGAGCGGGAAGGACACCTACACGTTCCCGGCGCTCGGCTACACCGCGCTCAACATCCGGGCCGCGTCGATCCGCCACACGGCCCGCGTACTCGACGCCACGCCCCGCACGCTCACGACGACCGTGCGCAGCGGTGTCGACGCGACCCCGCTGGCGCCCGCCGACAACGACCACGGCACACTCCGGTCGCTCTCCCAGAACTGGGTGGTGTACCCGTTCGTGTTCGAGAACAACCCGCGCGACTCGAACCCGTGGACGCAGACGGATCTCGAAGCCGCGGAGTTCGGACCCAAGGTGGCCTAAGTGGCGGGAGAGGGGACCATCACAAGGACCCTCGCGGAGTCCGCTGCGAGTGCGACCGGCAACGCAGCAGACACGCGAACCCTCTCCGACACCGCAGCGAACGTCGACACGACGGCGCGTATAACGCGTGTCAGGCTGGAGGTCGCCGCTGCCAACACGCCGTGGGGCGTCATCACGCGGACGGCCAGCGAGGAAGCAACCGACACCGATCCCGAGACGCAAGACACCCGCGTCCTCGGTGAAGAAGCGGCCGACATGGCCGTGGATTTAAACAACACGCGCACCTTCGCAGAGGAAGGCGCGGACATGCAGGTCGACCTCTACAACACGCGTACCTTTGCGGAGGAGTGCGTGGACACGCCGGTCGACATCTACGTGACGCGAACGATCATCGAGGTTGCGTCAGTGAACCCGGTGGCCTATCAGAACCGCCGCCCGCAAAACAACATCTGGATGGTGTGACATGAAGAAGCTCGCCCTACTCTTTTCCCTTGCTCTCGCGTTCGTCACGCCAGCCGTGGCGCACCCCGCCTCGTGCGACCCTGCCGCCTACCAACTCTGGAAGGGCGGGACCGGCGCCGACCTGACGGGAACGCCCGCCGGGTACACGATCGCGATGCGCGACGACTGCGAGGGCTTCGAGGCCGTTCCGTTCCCAACCGCAGGGACCGGCCCGACCGGGCCGACTGGTGCCACCGGCCCGACCGGCCCGACGGGTCCCGCAGGCGCCGCCGGAGCGGCGGGCGCCACTGGCCCGACCGGCCCCACCGGTCCGGCAGGAGCAACGGGAGCAACCGGCGCGACCGGCGCGCAGGGCGACAGGGGAGGCTACCGCTACACCTACAGCAGCACGACGTCGGCGGGCTCGTCCGGCGTGGGTGAAATCCGCGGAGACAGCACCACGGCCGCGCTGGTCACGAAGCTCTACATCAACGCGAGCGACGTGAACTCGGTCGGGCTCGGCGGCGTCATCGACAACTGGGACACCGCGACCGGGACGTACAAGGCTCGCCTGCTCATGGCGGGCAACTCGAACAGCAGCATTGCCGCGGCTACCTACTGGATCACCAGCGTCGTCGGCCCCACCGGGACGGGGTCGACCGCCTACTACACCGTGGACGTCGTGCCGTCTGGCGGGCCGCTCCCGGGCAATGGCGACCCCGTCATTCTCTGGATGTCGCAGAACGGCGACACCGGCGCGACTGGCCCAACTGGTTTAACCGGAGCCACTGGCCCAACAGGTCCCGCCGGTGCGGACGGCGCGACTGGCCCGACCGGGCCGACCGGAGCGACTGGAGCGACCGGGAGCGCGGGCGCGACGGGTCCCACGGGTCCCACGGGTCCGACCGGAGCGACTGGTAGTGCAGGTGCGACGGGTCCTACCGGCCCAACGGGCGCAACGGGCGCGACCGGCAGCGCGGGTGCAACCGGCCCCACGGGTCCAACCGGCCCGACCGGAGCAACCGGCGCGACGGGAACCGGGTTCACGAATGCCGATTACGGCGACGTGACGCTGTCTGGATTCCCCTCGACGCCGAACATCAACATCGACGCCTCGACGGTTGGCACGAGTGAGATTGCGGACGGGACCGTGGGCAACGCCGACCTTCGCAACTCGACCAACCTCTCGGTCATCGGTCGCTCGGCCGACTCCGCCGGTGCGCCCGCCGACATCGCGTGTACGGCGAACGTCGGAGGGGTCATCCGTGAATCTGGTGGTACGCTCGGGTGCGGAACTATCCTTCCGTATGCCGTAGTCGGGAGTTCTTCGTCGTACTCGAAGTGTGCGCGATTCAACTCGTTGGGCGAACTTCAAGCCGCGTCGGCCGACTGCGCTGGAGGCAACGGCATAACGAACATCCTCGGGACCACCGATTCCTTCAGTTCGACCGTCACGCTCAGGACCGGGCCTGCCGTAACGCTCACCCAGAACTACACCTACTTGGTCGAGTTCGCGCTGCTCACGAATCAGGCTGGCGGCACAGCGAACTTCAACGTGGCGATCGACTGGCCGTTTACACCGGCGACGACTCCGCGCTTCCACGTCACGTCGGTTTGCGACGGTGGCGGTTCGGACGCCGCCGCGATCACAACCGACAACTCGGCCGTGACGCTGAACCAGACCGCGAACCCGTGCATCGTGTACGGAACCGGCACGATCGCGGTGGATTCGGGCGAGGGCGGAACGATGACGCTCAAGTTCGCGCAGGGCACGTCGAACGCCAACGCCACCACCGTGTACGCGAACTCGTGGCTCAAGGCGACGCCGCAATGATGAACGCCACCCTCGCCGACAACATCGCCGCGGTCGAGGCCAACCGCGAGGCCGAGAGGTTGCGCGTGCGCGCGACGGCCACGGCCATCGCCGACGCGTATAAACGCTTGTTCGCCACGGAGGACGGCAAGCTGGTCTTCGCCGACCTCCGGCGGAGGTTCGTGGACGTACCGATCGCGAAGCCCGGGAAGGAGCCCAGCTTCGCGTACTTCAACGAGGGGCGCCGGTCGGTGGTGTCCTTCATCTACCAGATCAAGGAAAGTGGAGAGCCGGATGGAACAGGAAGCGACGCAAGCGACGGAGGGAACACAGACGCCCTCCTCGGGCTCGGAATCCCCGCAGGGTACGACCGCTGAAGGAGCGGCCGCCAGCGGCGGACTGCTCTCGAAGATCGCCTCGGAAGGCCCCCAGAAGGGGAAGGGCGGCAAGGCGGCGGCCCCGGCCGCCCCGGAGCCCCCGAAGTGGCATTGGGCCGACGGCGTCCCGGGCGAGGGAGATCCGCCGGAGTGGCTGAAGGCCGACAAATACAAGAGCGTCGAGGATCAGGCCAAGGCGTTCCTCGGGCTGGAGAAGAAGCTCGGGGCCGTGCCGGAGGAGTACGTCATCAACGTGCCCAAGGACCTCACGGAAGCCGGGTACGAGTTCGACACCTCGGTGCCGCTGGTGCAGGACTTCCTGAAGCTGGCCCGGGAGGCCCGGATGCCGCAGGCGGCGGTCGACAAAATGATCGACCTCTACACCCGCGACCAGATCACCCAGCGGCAGGAGGACCTGACCCAGACCCTCAAGGACCTCGGCGAGCCCGGCCGCCGGGTGGCCGGGCAGGTCTACCAGTGGGCCACGGCCAACCTCGACGCCGACCAGCAGAAGTGGCTGGACTCCACTTTGCGCACCGCGGAGGACATCTACTCCTTCCACGCCATCTTGCAGAGGCTTTCGCGAGGTGGTACGAAGGAGCCGACGGTCCCCGGTGGCGGGGGTGGGTCCTCGGAACGCGAACGCCTGAAGGCGGAAATCGACGTTGCGATGGCCGACCCCCGGTACAAGAGCGACCCGGCCTTCGAGGCCAACGTGCGCGGGATGTTCTCCCGCCTTGTCGAACTCGAACAGCAGGGGTCCTAGGGACCTCACGGAGCGGACACCCGCGAGGCTCGCGGCCCGACCGGAACCACAGTTTCGGTCTTGCCGCGGGCCGACCTCCTTCAGAGGCCGACACCCCACGGTGGACGGTTAAACAAAACTCGATTCTGAAGGAGGAATCACCATGTCCGTCAATCTCGTTTCCGCAGTCGCGGTCAAGCAGTTCGACACCGAAGTCAAGCAGGCTTTCCAGCAGATGACTTCGGTGCTCGCGGGTGCGTACCGCGAGCGCCTCGGTGTCGTCGGCACCCAGTACAACTTCCGCAAGATGGGCTCCGGTCAGGCGCGCAAGCGCACCGTGCCGCAGTCCAACGTGACGCCCATGGACATCAGCCACTCGCTGGTGCCCGTGACGCTGGAAGACTGGGATGCCTCGGAGTACACCGACATCTTCAAGCAGGCCGAGATGAACTTCTCGGAGCGGCAGGAACTCTCGTCCTGCATCGCCGCCGCCATGGCCCGCCGGAAGGACCAGAACATCCTCGACGCCATCATCACGACCACGAGCGGCTACGCCGCGAGCGGTCAGTCGATCGCGAAGACGACCGGCGGCACCGGCGGCGCCAACATGAACGTCGAGAAGCTGCGCAAGGCCAAGGCGTACCTCGACAAGAAGAACGTCCCGAAGACCGACCGCTTCTGCCTGATGCACGCGAATCAGGCGGAGGGCCTGCTTCAGGACCCGCAGTTCATCAGCGGCGACTACAACAACCAGAAGGTGCTGGCCGACGGCAGCCTGAACAGCTACCTCGGCTTCCAGTTCATCGTGATCGGCGACCTCGACGAGGGCGGCATCCCGCTGCGCACCGCCGATCGCTACTCCTACTGCTGGCACAAGACGGCGCTCGGCGCTGCCTTCGGGTCGGTCATGGAGACGGAGGTGAACTACATCCCCGAGAAGAAGTCGTACCTCTGCTCCAGCAACCTGAAGATGGGCGCTGTCGCCATCGAAGACGTCACCGGCATGGTTCGCATCGACAACGTCGACGCGGCCGCCTACAACGCCTGATCCTAGGGATCGGGAAGGAGAAAGGAAGCCATGGCTTTCGACCAGACCAAACTCGGGCGAGTGACCTCGTCCGGCAACAGCGGCCACCCCACCGTGTGGTCGTACAACTCGGGCGCGGACCTCATCGCTGCTGTCGTCGCCGCCGACTACTTCGCGGGAGCGAAAGACGTCGCGGTCGGCGACATCATCATGTGCGTCACCGACTCGAAGGCGAAGCTGACCACCGTGGTCCTGACCGCGCTGACCAGCACGACCTCGACGGTCGTCAAGACGGCCTGATCCCCGGGGGCGGCGAATCCGGCGCCGCTACCCACCGCAGCCGGGGGGGCGGGGGTCACCCACCGCGCCCCCCCCCCCGCCGTGTAACCTGTGGGGGGC